GCTGATCGCAAATTGATGGCACAAATTCTTGGAGAGTCAGGCAGAACCATATCAGATGCAGATAAGAAAATGGTACAAGCCTTAATTGGAGCGTCCAAAGGCGGTGTTAGAAATAAAGCTAAAAGAAATACAAAACCAAAACCATTTAGATACGGTGGGGCAGTTTCTCGTGGGTGTGGTGCTGCAGTTAGTGGGAAAAAATTTTCTGGGGTTAGATAATGAGTCAAACTGAAACAGAGGGTGCTTTCGAAGACCTCATAATTAAGTTTGAGGGTATGGGATATCCTATTGAAATAGCAGAAAAGTTAGCTAGTGAAATTATGTATGGTCGTGGTGTTGGTCAAGAGAATGAATATGTAGTGCGTCCTGGCAGAGGATATAATACAGGTGGTTCTGTTGGCGGTATAGGCCAATTTAGTGAGTTGGAGCTTTCAAATGCTCTCCCTTCTTTTGAAGCTCCAACACCAGAAGAAGAAATAGAAAGTGCAATTCGTAGTGGTACGGCTTCTGACGAAGAATTTTTTGCACTTGCGAAAGCGAAACAGTCAAAAAGTCCAATAGCAAGACAGTTTCATATGGATAGGGCAAATAGAATAAAAATGGGGATTGTATAATGGCAGTTGAAAAAGATGCAGGGTCTGGAGGAGACATAGGAAATGTCGTAAATGACGTATCTCCAGAACTTGAACAGGCAGAAGTAGATTTAATTGAATTTGAACAACAGCAAGATATTACCGAATTTGATGATGGTAGTGTTATTGTAGGAGACTATCAGGAAGAAATGCCAATGGCTGAACAGCCAATGGATTTTAATTCCAATTTGGCTGATTTTGTTGAAGAAAGTGTTTTAGGACCTATTTCTAACACTTTGCTTGGCGATATTGATGATGACATATCTTCTCGTAAGGAATGGGAAGATAACTATAAGGATGGCCTGTCTTTTCTTGGCATGAAGCCAGAGGAGAGGTCACAACCATTTGAAGGAGCGTCTGGAGTAGTGCATCCATTGCTTGCTGAGTCTGTAACACAGTTTCAGGCACAAGCTTATCGTGAGATGTTACCTGCAGGAGGCCCTGTCCGTACACAGATTATAGGTACTCAAAATCCTATGCTTTCTTCACAAGCAGAACGCATTAAAGAGTACATGAATTACCAAATTACCTACGAAATGGAAGAATACGATCCAGAACTGGATCAGATGTTGTTTTACCTTCCGATTGTAGGTTCTACTTTTAAGAAAGTTTATTTTGATCCTTTATTGCAAAGGGCAGTAAGTAAGTTTGTTTATGCTGAAGATTTGGTAGTACCTTATTCAGCGACTGATTTACTGACAAGTCCTAGAGTAACTCATGTTATTCGCATGAGCGAAAATGAAGTACGAAAGATGCAGATTGCAGGTTTTTACCGTGATCTTGAATTGCCGTCTACTGGGTCTATTAGCAATTTATCCCAAATACAAGATGCAGTAGACGACATACAGGGAACTCAACCTTCGAGCATAAATGAAGAATTGACGATATATGAGGTGCATACAAACCTTGATATTGAGGGTTTTGAGGATATGGGGGCTGATGGAGAGCCTTCTGGTTTAAAACTTCCTTATATCGTTACAATTCTCAAAGATACGAGTGAAATACTTGCTATTCGCAGAAATTTTGAAGAAAGCGACATATTAAAGAGGCAAAAACAGTATTTTATTCATTATAAGTTTCTTCCTGGTCTTGGATTTTATGGATTTGGTCTTACTCATATGATTGGAGGTCTTGCCCAAGCTTCTACATCATTACTACGACAACTTATTGATGCAGGTACTCTTTCCAATCTCCCTGCAGGTTTTAAGTCTCGTGGTGCTCGTATTCGTGATGAGGACAATCCAATCCAACCAGGAGAATTTAGAGATATAGATGCAATAGGAGGTGATATTAGAGGTTCTCTAATGCCACTACCTTTTAAAGAGCCTTCAGGAACTTTGTATAGCCTTTTAGGTACTCTTGTTGATGCAGGTAGACGTTTTGCTTCAATGGCAGATATGAAAGTCGCTGAAATGGGTGGAGAACAGCCTGTTGGAACGACTATGGCTATTATGGAACGTGGCACAAAGGTTATGTCTGCGATACATAAGCGTCTGCATTATTCACAGAAGATGGAATTTAAACTTCTGGCAAGAATTTTCTCTGAAAACCCCACACCATATCCATATATGGCAGCAGGTGGTCCTCCAGAGATTAAGGCACAAGATTTTGACAATAGAATTGATGTATTGCCAGTTAGCGACCCCAACATATTCTCTATGTCACAGAGAATATCACTTGCTCAGACACAGTTACAACTTGTGCAGTCAAATCCACAAGTACATGGCGGCCCACAAGGATTGTATCAAGCGTATCACAAAATGTATGAAGCATTAGGTGTTACGAATATTGAGGCACTCCTTCCACCACCTCCTCAACCTATGCCTATGAACCCTGCAAAGGAGAATCAGGCGTTTTTAACAGGAGGAATGGCACAGGCATTTCCACAGCAAGACCATCAGGCTCATATTAAGGCTCACCTAGCCATAATGTCTACTCCTGTAGTCCAAGCTAACATGAATGTCATTTCAGCCGTACAAGGGCATATTCAGGAGCATATAGCCCTATTCTCAGAACAACAGGCTCAAGAGGAGATTATGGCGAATTTACCACCTGAAGCACAACAAATGATGCAATCAAACCCTGAGTTTCAAGCAAAGATACAAGAGCAGGTTCAAAACATGGCTGCAAGCTTAGCCGCAGAGATGATTGAACAATATGCTCAGAGTGTTACACCTGAGTCTACGGAAGACCCACTTGTAACAATCAGGAAGCAGGAATTAGCACTGAAAGGTGCTGATATTGAGAGAAAGAAAGAAGAATTTGATAGATCTCAAGAATTTGACAGAGAGAAAGAACGAAATGATGCTCTCATACAACAACAACGAATTGATATTTCAGAAGAAGCTCTGGAAGATAAAACTCGTGTTGCAGAAGAGAGGATACAAACGCAGCGTGATATTGCTGCAATGAACAATCTAGCAAGGAGGCAATAATGTCATCATCAATTTATGAAAAAATCGCTAAAGAAATGAAAGAAGCGAAAATCATGCGTAGAGAAGCTATAAATAAAGCGAAAGAAGCTGCCGAAACTGTTATGGTTCGTGCAAGAACTGCCGCTGGTCATTTTATAGCCGATAATCCAAATACACCAGAAGATGAAGCTTGGGAAGAAAAGCCAAAAGCTGAAGTTAAGAAGAAAACGACAAAGAAGGCTAAGAAGAAAAGTTGACAAAACCAACAGTAAATTCCCTTAACCAAGAGATTCATTCTCTTGATTCACGCACGACTCGCCTCGAAACTGAAGCCAGTATTCAGTTTAAGGACATCTATAATCGTTTTCGGAGGATTGAAAACATCCTTATTAGTGCTTTTGGTGCTACTTTTCTTTTACTCATAACCATAGTTATACGGATGTAAGATGGACCCTCTCACTATAAGTGCGGCTATCTCAACTGCCACAGCCGCCTTTGGGGGTATTAAAAAAGCGTTTATGGCAGGTCGAGAACTGGAATCAATGACGGCTGATTTAAGTCGTTGGATGGGAGCAGTCTCAGATGTATCAAACATTGAAAAAAGAGCGAAAAATCCGACTTTATTTTCTAAAGTTTTCAATGGACAGAGTATAGAGCAGGAAGCTATCGAAGCCTTTGCTGCCAAAAAAAAATTAAACCAGCAGCGTGACGAGTTGAAAACCTTCATAATGTTCACTCATGGCACTAAAGCTTGGGATGAGCTAATTCAGATGGAAGGGCAAATCCGTAAGCGTAGACAGAAGGAAGTTTATGAAGCACAAGAACGTAAAGAAAAGATTCTATTCTGGACTATTAGCATCTGTACCCTTGGTATCGGCATTGCTATCCTCGCTGCTTTTGCTTACGGTCTCTTCTTGCTTGACAGAAGCTCATGAGCATTATAGGAGGCCAACCCTCGACAATGGGGGATACACGATTTGCCGACTTAAAAAAGTCGAGAAAGTCCATGAGAGCTTTCGAGGGAAAAAAACAAGACAATACTGGTGTTTGTATGAAGGAGCAAACGGTAGTGGGGGAATCGAAATCATGGAGAGCATTGACGCTTGCCCTCGTGAGATCGTATGTCTCTACGATCCAAAAGACAAAAGAGTTACAATCAAAGACCTAATGAGTGCAATGAAGGAGGCGTTTAAATGACACAAAAGACTTTTAAAGGTAAAGCAGCTAAAGAATTTGCAGCAAAACTGGATGTTAACGGGGACGAGCAAATAGACGACCTTGAGATTATGGAGCGAAAAATCCGTCTGGAGAACGACAATGCCAAACAGGATCAACAAAGATATATGGTCTGGTTTAGTGCTGTGTCCGTTACAGCTTATATTGCGGTGCTTATGACAGATCTCGTTCCGTTGGATAGATTAGATCATTTAAGTAGTATTGGTAGCACTTGGGTTCTTTCAAACATGGGCATAATTGGAGCCTTCATAGCCTCCAGTGCATTCTCAAAGAATGGCTAATGTTAACTTCCAATCAATAGCTTTGGGAGTATATCTTTTTATATGTTTGTTTGATTTTGTACTCGTTCCTGTATGGTATGGGGTAAACAGACCTGAAATAGCTAGTTTTATAGATACAATGAATACAATGGAAAATGCTCAACTTCAAATGGAGCTTATGAGAAAGATGACAGACCACCATGATCCATACACTTTAATGGGTGGGGGCTTGTTTCATTTGTCGTTTGGAGCCATATTAACAGGAAGTGTTTTAAATAGAAAAAATAAGGAGGAGTAATGTACGAATATGCAGTTAAAGAAATAACTAAAGTTATAGATGGCGACACGGTTGATGTTGTGATAGACTTGGGGTTTGACCTTTCAAAAAAAGAGCGTGTTCGTCTTGCTGGTATAGATACTCCTGAAAGTAGAACTAGAGATGCAGAGGAGAAAGTCTTTGGCCTTGAAGCTAAAGCATATCTTACGGAAAGATTAGAGGGTTCTGAAGGTTTAATTGTAAAAACAGAAAAGGACGGCAAATACGGTAGAATGCTTGGTTGGTTTTATAGTAGCGATTCTGAACATAGTATAAATAACGAAATGATTGAAAAAGGTTACGCTTGGGAGTATGATGGTGGCAAGAAAGAGAAGAATTTACAAGATTTAGCAGATATAAGGGGAGTTCCAGTTTGAGTGTATTAACGAGTTTAGTAGGTCCAGTAACAGGTCTTTTAGATAAATTTATCGAAGACAAAGATCAAAAGTCTGCTCTGGCTCACGAGATAGCGACTATGGGCGAGAAACACGCTCAAGAAGCTTTATTAGCACAGCTTGCAATAAACAAAGAAGATGCGAAAGGAAACTGGTTTCAAAGTTCCTGGCGACCATTGACTGCTTACGTTTGTTTGTCAGGCTTTGTTATAAACTATTTAGTAAGTCCATTGGCTGCACCATTTGGGGTTGTTATTCCTCAAGTGGATGTATCTATGATGGTTCCAATTTTAACTGGAATGTTGGGTCTTGCTGGATTACGTTCATTCGAACGTGTTAAGAAAATAGGTAAAAACTAATCAAGGAGAATATTATGAAGTCTAAAGGCGGTGCGAAAGGCGGCTCAATGCAGGGTCGCAAAACTAAAAAAATGATGGGTGGAGGTAAAGTAAAGAAAAAAGGTTACGCTATGGGCGGTAAAGTCGGAATGCGTAAGAAGGGCTACATGAAAGGCGGCAAAGTTAAAAAGTAATGGCATATCTACAGAGCAATGTACCGTACTTCAAATGTTGGGTACGGAGGGAGTACACTTGCAACCATAGCGAATATCATGGAGAGTTTCTTCATGCTATGGTGATAGCTGTAACAACCATACCGAACAGGTGTCTTAGCTTCCAAGTAATTTTTACTGGATGTGAGACAGATGACACAGATGAACCAAACGTGCATGGTGGTGCGATGTGGGCTAGGATGCCCATAACAGGATTGGTGGGTGATACACCTTTTGAAGAGTGGCCTGAACCAATGCTTACACACCAAGCACAACCTTGGGATTGTGCTTCTCGCAATCATGCAGTTTATGTTTTAGATAGAGCAACACCTTGTCCTTGGCTGGCTAAAATAGATGGAGAGTTTTATCCTGCTAAATATTATTTTACTGTTGATTATACAGACAGTGAAATAGCAGACGATCCTGCACAACATAAACAAAGTCATGTTATGGAATTGTTAGATGCTGGTCCTTGGACAGGTAATATTATAGCTTTGCCTAATAATCGTGTAAGAGTTACACACCCTGCATGGTTTGAAACTGGAGATGGTGCTCCAGATTTTTTACCATCACAACACATTCACTACTCAAAATCTAATTTAGATTATACGCTTGACGTAAATCAAATATTTAATAATATTTATGCAGAAAAAAAAGGGAGTAAGAAGAAATGAAAGAAAATTTTGAGGAGTGTCTAAAAATGCTTCTTCATCACGAGGGGGGATATGTCGATCATCCTGAAGACCCAGGTGGAGAAACAAATCTAGGAGTGACTAAAAAAGTCTATGAAGAGTGGGGCGGTACAAAAGATATGAAAGACCTTACAGTTGAAGACGTTGCTCCTATCTATAAAAAGAATTACTGGTCGAGACTCAAATGTGACGACCTCCCTAGCGGTTTAGATTTTTGTGCGTTTGATTGGGGTGTGAATAGCGGTACAGGTCGTGCAGCTAAAGCAATACAAAAGATTATTGGTGCAAACCAAGATGGAGCTATAGGACCAAAGAGCCTTGC